GCAGAAGTTAAGCCTATTGATGAATTTCAGCCGCAAGTTCAAAATAAAATTGATTGGCTTTCTGGGAAGTTGTTCGCAATTAACAGTCTGCGAGTATTTCTCGACACTCTTGAAGTGAAAGAGGTGGACTTGGAGAAGGAAATACAGCAACATATAAACGATTGCTTAGATATAAAGTTCCCGACAACTGACATTAAAATGATTGCAAAAGATGTTGAATATACAGCTCGTAAGTTCTTTGAACTTGGACTTAAAGCACAGAAAGGAGAATAAGTTATGAAACAAATAAAGAATGAAGTTATGAATGCAACAGATTTGATGATAGGCGACTGGCTCATCCCTTACGGAAAGACTGAGCCAAGTAAAATTGAGAGTTTAGGATATCAGTATGACATGGCTGGCAGGTACGATAAACTGTCCTTTGAATGTGAGCCTTTTACGTTTACTTACCCAAGTTATTGCAAGCCTGTCCCTCTCACACGAGAGATTCTCGAAAAGAATGAGTTCGCTTATAATAGCGAGAACGGTGCGCTCATAGCCTATGCCTATGAATCATACAGTAATCAGATGGAAGAGATTTCTTTGTATGACGTTGAAATTGAGTATGAAAACAACCAACTGCATATATGTGACAGTAACCACCCACGAGAAGTGATGCTGCATCTGATGAATTGCAACTATGTGCACGAACTCCAGCACGCACTTCGTCTTTGTGGGATTGAAAAAGAAATCATTTTATAAATAATGATGGCACCAGATAAAATATACATCCATGAGGCAAGTGCCCCGGAATTGACAGATAAGTTGCCTTATCATATTGAGTACATCCGCAAGGATGCTTTTATGAAAAAGGTATTTGATGCGTATTGCAAAGTTTGTGGGCACTATCATCATACAGTACCCACACATATATGCAGACAAAACTGTGATTATTTCAAAGATTTCAGAAAATACATGGAGGATAAGTTATGAGACTACGAAAGATTCGTTATGTTGCGGACAGTTGCCCGCTCAAAAGAAAGAACTGTGACACTTGCCGATATTGTAATGGCATAGAGAGCAGTGGTAAGGTGTATTGTTATTATGGGGATAAAGAAATATAATGAGAATAGATTATGAAACTGAGACACTTATCCAGAATAGATAAGACTATTCGTATCATACTCATGGTCGTTGCCCTACCATTCTCTATCGTATGTCATATCCTTGGCCTGATTGCACGCCCCTTCAGTTGGGTGGTTGAAGAGATTTCCATATTCGCCAAATGGATGGGTAATAAGCTCTTGCGATGTTCAGACGAAGTGAAGGACGGAACTATCAAGAACCAATATTGCATAAGGGAATACACAGCCTCTTTTGCATGGGAATTATTAAAACAAAAAACAAATTTAAAATAGTTATAACGTTATGAGACTGAGACTGAAACACATTACATTCACAGGTATTGATGCCAAGACGGACATCCAGGACCTGATTGACATTCAGCGCGAGTTCCCTATTGCGGAGTTCGGCGTACTGACGAGTTACCACTGGTATGAGAACGGCAACCGCTATCTCAATCCTGCATTCCTGAGCAACCTGTATGCGGGCAATGGCGAGCTGAACCTGGCACTGCACATCTGCGGCTCGGCTGCTCATGATGCGGTCTGTGGCTATTGGAACAGGATTAACCATTATCTGAACGACTGCTTGCCTTTATTCAATCGGGTACAGTTGAATGTCTCCGGCCGTAAGGACAACCCGCCTCGATTAGCCAGCTGCCGCACCAGACACACCGAGGTCATCATCCAGCAACGTGACATCCACAATCTTGGTCTTTTTGAAAGCAGCAAATGGGTGGGGAACGTGTCCGTCCTGCTCGACGCATCCGGCGGCCAGGGCATCGACACGCCCATTGAGGTGTTGCCGAATGTGTTTGACAATGGCACCAGCGCATTCAAGGTAGGCTATGCCGGCGGCATCAATCCCGACAACGTGGCCGATAAGCTGTCCTTCCTCATGGAGAACAGCCAGGTCGGCGACTTCTGGATTGACATGGAGAGTGGCGTGCGCACCGATGACTGGTTCGACACTGACAAAGTACGCCGCGTTCTCCGCATCTGCAAGGAGGTGATTAGAGATTTTGGGGTGGAGGACTGACCCATGAAAGTAAGAGAGACATTCTACAGCATGAAATGCGACTGCTGCGGGCAGATGCTGGACGATGAGAACTACTACCCGGAGAATGAACTTGGCACCATCGCCGACGAGTGCGGCTACAAGCACCTTGGCGGCAGAGACTACTGCCCCGACTGCTGGACGTATGACGATGACGACAACATCGAGTGCAAGGACGGTCGCAAGTACGACGAGGACGGGAACCGCGTTGACAAGAAGATTTTCGTCGAGGATCTTGGCGAGGGAACGCAGTTGCAAGTCAAAGCTATTCTCGTCATCGAGAAAATGAAGCAGTGGTTCAACGGACTGTCGGACGAAGAGAAGGCGAAGTTTGCCGAGGAATACCCTGAGTTTGTAACTATTGATAAGGAGGACTGACTATGCGAACAATCTTCAAGACAAAGCTCGACGTCTGCGACTATCAGACTGTCGAACTGCCACAGGACTATAAGATCATCCACGTGGACATGCAGCAGGGCACTCCCTGCATCTGGTACGAATGTACGCCCGACATGCCACTGGTGAAGGTGGAAATCCTCTGCTTCGGCACGGGCTATCGGATGCCCGACCCTGGCACTCCAGACGGAGCCATCGAGCACATCGGATCGGTAGTCACCCGCGACGGCTTCTACGTCTGGCACTTCTACCGCAAGTATTAACGACCACCAATAAAAAGACGATTATGGACAAATCAACATTAGACACATTGAAACTGCGGGACATGATGACGGTGCCCGAGCTGCCAAGCCCGATGGAGGCAGTGATGAAGCAGACGATGGACGGGCTGCACAAAAAGGAGATGGCGGTGATAGAGGACATCCTGCGTCACCACATCGACGACCCGATAGAGGGCGAGCTGACCCGCGAGAAGGTGAAGGCGGCACACATCCGTGGCGTGATGTATAGCGACAACTTCCCACAGTTAAAGGCAGATGACAACGGCAAGGACATCTGCATCAGCGTCACCAGCGGACTGATGGGCGTGGTGCAGGGCGACTGGCTCATCGGTGCTGGCGGCGCACGCCGACCGCTGACCGAAAAGGAACGCGACTACTACGAGCGTCAGGAGCGTATGGAACAGATGGGCGACAAGGCGCAGGAATAAATAAATTAAAATGAATACGAAACAATGAGACTGATTTACATGATTGCAGCCGACGTACTGAGAGCACTCGGCTGGGAAGTAGAGATTAACGAAAAAGAGAGTTATTGGAACCTCGTGCTTACCAACACCAGCAGCAGCGAGGACATGCCGGAGTCGCACAAGTCGTGCCTTCGGGGACTGTTGCGCGGATGGCTGATGGAGTTCAACTACGAATGTGGCCGCCAGCAGGTGAACATCTACAAGGATCTGCACGGGCTTAACCCCGAGGACGACCGCTATTCCTGTCTGGACACCTGTGCCAATCGGACGGACAGCAACACACCTGAGCATGAACTGAATGACAGAGAGGTGTTCGTCAGACGCAAGGATCGTTTCGACCGCTACGTGCTGGCAGAGCCTGTAGCCGATCCGAATGCAACGACGGCTATGGCTGCATCGTCCAATCTTGACAAGCCACAAAGGCGGTTGCTTGACAGGATATTTATGCGTTTCCTCGATAATGCGATTGTGTTCTTTTTGTATGCAGCAACATTCTGCCTGTTACTTGGCATCGCACTCCCGACGCTATCGACAAGAGAATATATCGGTTACTCGCTAATACTTGGTTTCTTTGCAGGATTGCTCAACAACCTGGAGCGAGTGATGAGGGAACTGTTTGAAAAGGAGGACTGAATCATGAACAAGAAACCACGCAACCTTGACGGCTTGAAGTCCGGGATGCTTACCTATGAGGATGCAGAGCCGATACGGGTCCGCAAGCCGGAAATAATCATGGAGCCGGTACCGAGACGTGGCGTCCTTGGCCGTATCAAAGACTGGATATTAGGACCCGTCATGAAACCACATGCGGTAATGGTACTCAGCAAGGAAGAACGTGAACGGTTAAAGGGGCTTATGGAGAGCGACATAGTGAACTCCTGCGCTGTCACGGTTGACGACCTTAAAAAGACCACCGACAGATTACTCACTCTCGCGCGTGGCCACCACATACGCAATGCCGACGGTACCGTAACTGACGTGAGCAACACCCCAAGGTGTAAATGCAAGCAAAAAATAAAAACAAAAGGAGAATAGAATTATGGAAACAAACGAATTAATGATAGGTGACTGGGTGCTCACACAAGAAGGTAAGCCCACCCAGGTATATCAGATTTACAACGGCATCGTTGCCACTACAGATCCATCCACAACTCTCTACAACGTAGAATGCTTCCAACCCATCAAGCTCACGTCGGAAATCCTTGAAAAGAATGGATTTGTCCATAAGACACGGTGGATGCAAAAGGGGAATTTCGGTGATCCACCTTTGATACTCTGGCATTTGTTATCCAGCAAGATCCTTAATAAGCCTGAGCATCTTCTGGAAATACATTGTGGGATGAAAAACATACATATCTCTTTCGTATGCGAGTACGTCCATCAGCTCCAGCATGCCCTCCGCCTTGCTGGCAGCGATATGAATATAACACTATGATATTAAAATGGAAATAATACCCTACAAGTTACGTGCTCAGAGTAGCAAGACTCCATGCCCACATGGAATGAGGGCCACCTGTACCAACTGTGGTATCAACAAGCCTGTTTTGGTCCATGTTGGTTCTGGATTGGAATGGGATTGTCCGTTCTATCAAGGCGAAGGTGAACAGAAGAACACAACCCTGTGTGATTTCATCCCCGGCACCTTCACAATTTATAATTCAAGATAAGTCCCGTCTTTTAACCAGGCGATTCCATCGCCAAAATAAAAACAAAACAACTATGGAAAAAATCAATTTTGATTACGTCAAACAAGCGGCCCGTGTTTTTGACCGCATCAACAAGATTCGTCGCTGCATCACGCGCGACCGTTTTGCAGAAGTATCCAAGACCTGCTTCAAGCTGACCGACGAGCATCAACAGGATATGCTCTACGGCCTGCTTAATATAACACCGAAGATGGTTCATTACCTCGCCATGTATGACAATCTGGAAGCCCGCAAGTCCCTTTGGTTCCCAAAGAGTCTGGGGCATTTGCCTGAAGCCATCGAGATAGCCGAACACGCCTACATGCTTTACAAAAAGTCAGAGGCCAAAAGCCTGCCGTATATCGAACACGATGACTACCGGCGCCAAGACATCCGCCGTTACTTCTATACCGATGAAGACGGCAAACACACTATTGATATCGACTTGGCCTACCCAACCCATATCTTCATGTTATCAAAGCTGCTGGAGAGTGGTGTGAAGATGAAAGGATTGGCGGAACACCTCGGCTATTTGGAGGGTGAGATGAAAGACTATGGCCGCGAGAAATTCCAGTATTTCGAGGGCGATATCTATTTCCTCTATGCTGACCCCACCGATCAAATGTTCTACAGCTATGTGAATGTAGAGGATGCAGGCGTATATGTCGCCACCCGCAAAGGCTGGCGCAAGTTGATGTACACCCCCACCCGTGGCTACCTCACCCGTGACGGCAACCTCGACTTCGTAGATGACAAGCATTTCTATTCCGACTACATGCTGGAGGGAAGCGGTAAGGGCTTCCTATACGTAGGTAACATCCACGATGATTGCTCCGTTCTGGCAGAAGAAGAGGAACCCGCCAATGAATAAGAGAATACTATTTTTGACAATAGGATGGATCGCATTGTTCGAGTTATGCGTCTTCACGTTCCGGTGTGCCATCGCGGATTTCCCTTGGGGAGCCGAACAGGAGCCTGCCCACACCATCGTGTACGACAGTTGCGAATACGTCAGGATTAATGACTATCATGTCTATGCCCACAAGGGCAACTGCCGCTTCTGTGCCGACCGCAGGAGAAGGGAGTTAAAGGATTTGGTCGAACAGTTAAAAGCAGAGTGATATGCTAATAGGATTTCTGGTGGGCGCTGCCGTAACAGCCGTCATCATTTTGTTTAATCTCGCCTTCCTGCTCTATTACTGGAACCGGGAGGATAGGAAGAAAGACAAACATGAGCCAAAGCCATAAGCACCGCCACCTTCACCGTAGGCAGCGGTTCCACCGCTGCAAATGTCTAATGTATGCTGCTGTGCCACAGCAGCCCTAATTACCCTTAATATGCCTAACATCTATCTACGTGTCCCACAGTATGTCGCAGCCTTCTACCGGCACCGCGACGACCAGCACCCGCTGGGAGAGTTCGACCCAGTCGAGTTCGCAGCTTTCACGCATGAGGCCATCGTCATCGCTTCATCGCTCATACTGATTGACAACCCGGCAGAGCAGTCTTCACTCTGCTATTCACAGCGCGTCTGGCATAACATCCTCAACGGAAAACCGCCTACGGGCGGGAAGAAAATCCTCCAGCGGGACCCGGAGGAATGGCCGTCGCTCCAGGAGCTCTGCGCACTGCATGGCCGCACCTTCAACGACAGGGAGCCAGCTTTTGACTACCTTTGCATCAAGATACCTCGTGAGATACCCTTCAACGGGGAGATCCGGAAGACGAGCGCCAGCTATGCCATGCACTTCGAGTCGGCCAGGAAACTGGCCACCCTACTCCGCAATGAGTTCTACCATGTCTTCGCCGACTGGTGCATTCAGGACCGGCGTTCCAGCAACATGGCAGGCATCAAGCGAGACCGGGGCGAGATGCTGGAACGATTCCTCACACAGTATGATATCCCGGTCTCTGCCGATGAGCGCGAGAAGGATTCCCTCCGACGCATGGCGAACAGATGGTTCGAGAAGGCAATGATACTGCCCAACGACAGGCTCAACTTCAACAGCGAATTTCTACACCATGTTTCCGAAGAGGAGATAGAGAAGGAAAAACGGCGCAGAAAACGAATGAAAGTTAAAGGAGGTCTAAAAAAAATATAATTTTTGCCCCGAAAACCGCCAAACTACGTGCCCGACTACGTGAACGCACCCCAAAATGGCGGTCTGAGGCTTCTTAAACAAGTAAAAATATGGAATGTAACGAACTGTTTTTAGCTGATATCGTACGCGTGGACCTGGTGCCGTGCGAACGATGCATTATCCCGGTACCGTTCGGCGTGCCGGGGATAGTAGAAGTGTTGAATCCCACAATCGGGGAACCTGCTTTGTCCGTAGGATTCGAGGGTGATAACCTCACTTCCTTCATCGAGGAACCGCCTACGCTGAAGGTCACGGAGCAGTCACAGGCGATAGGATATGTACACACGCACGACCTGAATGCGCTGTGCCTGCATGGCTTCTCGGCACTACGTGCCGCGCGGGAAGCACTGATGGGAGTGGACTTTAACATCATTGCCCATACGGTCAACGGAACGCGATATCTCTGTTACGCACTGCCTAACACGTCCAAGGTCAGCCTTGACGACCAGATGGGCAGCAGCGCCAGCATGACTGTTAAGGCTTCCGTCAATTCCATGTCGGGATTCATCAAGATCGTCGAAGAGGAAAATCCATAAGTTTTCATATAATAATATGTTGATAAGATAATTAAAGATTTGTAGTTGTGTCAATAAGTAACCCGGGAGGGGGAAAGACACAAGCATAAAACCAATGGCAGAAACGGCGCGTGAGGCGTGGTTTCTGCCCGTTTTTTTTCAAAACACCCCTTTTTCTGCCCCGTCTCGTTTCTTCCTATTTCGCATCTTTGTTACGGATTAAAACGAAATTCAAATGAACGGACTTCTGGAAATACTAACCAATAAGCAGTGGAAGATTCAGGAAAAATTCCTGCATGGTATCCTTCCTGTGCTGATGAATAATCTCACTAACCATTCTGCTCTCGGTATTGAACGGGAGAAGAAAGACCCGATGATATTCAATAAGCAGGGCGAAGATATCCTGCATGAATATCAGGTGACGCAGGATGGCAATGTGATGCCGGCATACGATGGTTGGGGAGAGGATTTGCTCGCCAAGATGAAAGAGCCTTTCGTGAACGTTATGCCCGTTGATGGACCCATCACTAGGAACGGAGGGGCTTGCTCCTATGGTTCCAAGGATATACGCGACTGGACAATGAGAGCTGCTGATAACAAGTTCTGCCGTGGGCATGTGCTGGTCATCAATACCCCTGGCGGTTCCGCATGGGCACAGAATGATTTCCAGCAGGGTATTGAGTATGCCCACGCCCGTGGACAAAGGGTCATCGCTTACATTGACGGATTGTGCGCTTCCGCAGGCATGCACCTCGCGTCGGCTTGCGATGAGGTATATGTGATGAACCCGAAGGACCAGCTGGGATGCGTAGGTGTCATGGCTGCCTTCTTCACGATGAAGAACGGGGAAAAGAACCAGTTCACGGGGGAGACCTACCGCGAATACTATGCCACCAAGAGCGTGGATAAAAACAAGATGGTCAGGGATATCGCCGAGGATGACGATGCAACCTTGCTCATCAAGGAACTTGACCAGCTGGAAGAGGAGTTCCGAAACGATATGAAGGCTGCTTTCCCGAAGGCCACCGATGAGCACCTGAATGGAAAGTTGTTCAATGCGGAGGAAGTGATGGGCATACTTTGTGACGGGCAGATGATGCTTGGCGAAGTGGTCTACCGCGTGTTCGCACTGGCTGAGGGAGCAAAGCCCATCGAAAGAACGGCCGATAGGAATATTGGCAAAATCGCCGCACAGCGACAAACCATTTTCAATAACGATAATAAACCGGAAATCAACATGAAAGAGAAATTCCCATTCATCGCAGCATTGATTGATGTTGAGGAAATGGTCCTCACAGAGGATGGTACCCACTTCGACATGGGACGCCTCGAAGAACTCAATGCACAGATCGGTCAGTTGCAGCAGGCCAAAGCGGATGCAAAGGCACTCGTTGAACAACTCACCGCTGAGAAGACCGCTCTTGAAACCGCTATCGCGGAGAAAGACGGACAGCACGCTACGGCACTCGCCGCTAAGGACGAGGAGCTGAACGCTCTCAAGGCAAGTATCGAAGGCAAGGATGCCGAGATTGCTACGCTTAACGAAAAGGCAGAAAAGCAGACCGAGGAACTGAACGGCGTAAAGGCTTCGCTCGCCACCGCCCAACAGACAATCGCACAGCGCGAACAGACCATCAACGACCTGAACGCGCAGGTGGAAGACCTCCAGCGTAACCCCGGCGAAGAACCGGGCGCAGGAGAGGCCCCCAAGAACAATGGCGATGGTGCTGCTGCTCCTTACCAGGCTTCCAACGCACCGCAGTGGGACCCCGCTAAGTCCGCTTCGGAGAATAAGAAGGCCATGGAGGAATACGAGCAGAAGCTGAAGGCGCAGCTCCATTAATCCACTTACCCGTAAGCAGTGGCTCTGCCGCTGCCCAACGACTCTTCTTCACATCAAAAATAACTTCACAAACACAAAATTTTTACGATTATGGCAGATTTCATTGGAAAAGCCGCGTTGCAGCATATCGCTGACAACTTCCGCTCTCAGATCATCATGGGAGCCGCACACTTCCGCCCCGAGGAACTTGACCGTATGGGCATCCTCGTGACGAGCGGGGTCCAGTTCAAGGACACACGCACGGTTCTTAACCGCAAGGGTGGTACCACTCGCCGTAAGGTCGTGGGACAGACCGTTGCCAACACCATCGGTTACATCGAGGAGCGCCCGCTCGTGGCACGCCTGACCTGGAACCGCTACTGGGACAACCAGGATTCCTACATCGAGACACCTTACCAGGTGCCCGGTTCGGCTGAGTATTCCTATCCCATGTCCGAGATTGCCTTCAAGGCTATCATGGCCAACTACGGGGAGGATGTCTTTGCATGTCTCTTCTGGGGCAATGAGTCCTACGACAAGGACGATGCAAACTTGGGCCGTCTCTCTCTCTTCAACGGTTTCATTACCTATCTGAACGAGGACATCAAGAATGGTCGTATCACAACCGCCATCGGAAACCTCAAGCACATCGCCGCGTTCACCGCTCCCGATGACAGCCACGACTTCGCCGCATGGACAATCTTCGAGGCTTTCTGGACCTCTGAGGTGCATCCCGCACTCAAGACCGCACCGAAGGTGCTCGTCTATTGCTCCGCCGAGACTGGCGTCATCCTCGCCAACGCCTACGCCAACAAGTGGCATGGCAACAACGGCGTGAAGTGGCTCGACAACGGTAACTTCACCGTGCCCGAGTACCGCAACCTGGAGTTCGTTCCTTCTTCCTACTACGGAAAGGGCGACAAGCTCATTCTCACGGTTCCACAGAACTTTGAGTATGGCGTGAACAGCCTCGATTCCCGCAACAAGATCATCGTGCAGACCGAGTTCTCTGACCGCGATGCGCTTGACGTGGCATTCCAAGTGCAGTCCGTACAGGGCGTGCGCGTCATCAATGTCAATCCTTCTCACTTCTGCATGACCGACGGTACACTGCAGGAGGGTATCGTCTTCCAGGGCGACTACATGAAGGATCTCTTCGTGGTCAATGTCAACGACGCCAATGCAGGTGCCGTCACCGTCAATGGCGAGACACCTGACAATACGGCCGAGTACGCAGCAGGGACCACCCTGACGCTCGTCGCCACACCTGCGAGCAATTCCTATGAGTTCGACCAGTGGTCTGATGGCGTCAAGGACGCTACACGCACCGTCGTCACAAAGGGAATGCCCGAGGCTCTTACCGCCTTCTTCAAGGCAAAGGGCTGAACAATCTAAGGCAAGCAGACGGGGCTATGCCCCGCCGCTTGTTGATTCCTGAAGTATAGTATAAACACATTAAAATAATAGATTATGCCAGAAAATAATTGCCCCACCTTGTCGAACGTCCTCGCATCCGAGGAGTGCGATGAGAACCTCGCCGGACTGGGTAGCGTCGTCTATGTCTTCCTGAAAGAGGACTTGGCCGCCCCGTTGGTGGCAACTGAAAACCAGTATTCCACGCCGCAATTCAAGGCAGGCAAGGGCTTGTACCGGTTCGACTGTAAGGATGACTCCCAGCAGATCGAGGGAACCAGCCTGGGCCGCCGCAAGGGATTCCGGCAGACCGGAACAATCGTCCTGGAGGCCGTCAACAAGCTCATGAGCAAGACGGCTCGAGCACTCAACAACCTCGACATCGGTATCATCTTCCCCGATGGTGAAGATGCTCAGATTCTCTATGACCCCAACCGCAAGGTGGTCTTCGATAACGACGGCATCCAGTCAACGACGGGTGCCAGCGCCGACGATGACCGACAGGTGACGCTCACAGCTACTTTGGGACCGACCAAGTATCTGAATATGTACGTCACGCCTCCTGGAACCGGAGGATGGGAGGGATTGCGCGTTGATAACAGCGGCAACGACAACCACGAAAACGACGACAAAGACGGTGAATCCTGATAAGTCAATAATTTCTTTAAGTGGGACGGCCTTCCTGATTCTGGGAGGGCCGTCTTTTAGTCCTATCTTTTTATTTTTCAGTGCTATTTTTGCCGCAGTAATAAATAACAGGAAAAATGAAACAGAAACCTTACAACCAATTAACTGCAGAGGAACAGCTGGACTACATCCAGAGACTGTCCAAGTTCGAAACCCTGTCATTGCCGGTCCTCGAACCATACGCCAAGGGCGGGAGGATGACTTCCGAACACAGAAGGATGGCCGAGGAGGGAATGCAGCTGCTGTTGGTCTTCCCCGTCAGCCGCGACTACGCGGAGAAGGGGCTCTACTTTAAGGATTACGAGCGCCGCGTCTATCGGTTGCGCCACTATGTCGAGAAGATCAAGGACGAACTGTCTAAGGAGGTGGCTGTGAAGATGGCCGACGGCTCCACCTTTGCCTACGTGCCGAAGATGCAGCAGCAATTCCGCCGTCGCGGGCGCCCCACACGTGAGGAAGCGGCTGCTATGGCCCGCGCCATGGCCGGTGCACAGGGCAATGATGTCGCCACCCGTAAGCAGCAGGCCATCGCCCAGATGCTCGGGGTGGAGATTGTCACCAATCAGACCATCCGCGAGAAGAACAACGAGGAACTGGCCGAGGAACGGAAGGCAAGGGAGGAAGCAGAGGCAAAGCAGAACCCTACCCTCTTCGACAAGTTGCCCGCAACCGACGGCTCCGCCGCCGCTAACTCCCAGGAGGTCATCGGCGCACTCCCACCGTCGGCTCTCGATCGTGCCACACTCTCCCAGCTGTCCTTCCTCCTCTCCCCGGAGTTAGCCGCGGCCGTGGAGTCCGTGCGCGAACTGCGCAACCGCGCAAGCGTCGCTGCCGAGACGGCCAAGCTGATGGCACAGCGGGGGGATAAGCCCGAGGATATCGAACCCTATGCACAGGAGGCAGCCGAGGCAACCGAAGCCTACGAACGAATCTATGAGAGGGTGGATGCCGAACTGGCCACCGTCTACCTACGCCTGAAGGAAGACCAGGCCTTCCGCGATGATTTCACGAAGAAACACTACAGTAACGTCTCTTCTGCTGCGATTCCATCGCAGCTCTCTAACCTCGAAAAGCTCCTCAAGCCCTACTACCAGAAGCAGGACAAATCTTTCTCCGAGCGCGTGCGTAAGATGATTGCCGACAACAACCCCGAGGTCGTGGCCGAGAAGAAGGCCGCTGCCGAGAAGAAGGCTGCAGCCGAGAAGATCATCAAGTACCTCCGGCGCCAGGATAAGGAGAATACCCCCCGACGCATACAGGGAATGGAGAAGAAATACGCCGAGCTCGTCGCCCTCATCGGCGAGGAGGAAGCAAAGCCCTACTACGCCTTCATCGAAAAAGCACGCGGATAAATGTCCCTACCCTCTAAAGAATACCTCTCAAGGATTGAGAAATGGCTGCTGGGCGGGCTCACCCTCGAGCGCATGAATATGACGCTCGTGCAGAAGTTCCGCGCGCGTCTCGCCTACGAGGCCTACCAGGTGTGGATGCAGAATAAGCAGATACGACCGGCCGACCTCATGCGGCGATTGGCCGCACGCGACTACGACGAACTGCTATTCCAGGCTGCCCAGGGCAATGAGGATGCACAGCTCTATGTCGGTGCCTTGCGTATCCGGAAGGATGAGCCGCGCACGGTCAGCGAGATTTCAAACGATGTATATGTCTTCAACTGGCTCGTCGGACGGTTCTCCACCAGCGAGAGCCATATCAACCGCGCCAAGTATCAGGATGCGGCCGACTGGCTCTTGCGCACGGGCATGCAGATGGGGGGCAAGGAGGGTATCAGCGCCGTAGATAAGGGTGCCGAGAAACTGCGCGTCCTCGAAAACAACTTCCAGGAGCAGGAGAATGCGGCCGATTCAATGGCAGGCATGGATATGCAGATCACGGGCGATGTGTCGGTCATCAAGTCCGACCGCGTCAACTATACCGAGGAGGAGAAGAAGCGCCTCGCCGCCAAATACCACCTCACACCCACGGAGGTACGCGATATGATACAGAACGAGGATGGCGTCTACGAGGCGGTGGATGAAGAAAAAGACCCCTTTATGGAGGAATAGATAACTGTATTATTCACTTAAAAACCAAGCAATGAGAAAATTCATTTTACCTCTCCTCATGCTGGCGATAGTCGGCATGATGGGACTGAGCAGCTGCAACGGCTGTTCAAAGGGTGGCCCTGACAATCAGGCCAGCCATGACTACGATGGTGTGGTGCAGGACTTCACGGCTGGAGTCGGCAACATCCAGTCCTTGCACCGCCAGACGATGTACACCCTGGCCGGCGGGAAGGATTACGAGTGGCGTAATTCCAAGGTGTTGTTCAACGATACCATCACGATGGAGAATATCGGCGAACTGCATGTGACTGATGTCACGGATGTGTTCCAGTATATCGGTGATGATGTGCTGGTGCAGATAATCAGTTCCAATGTCAAGCAAGGAACGGTCATACCCTACCCCATCCACGACATTTGGATTGAGGATAGTAACCTGAGCGAATTGGAAATCAGGTTGGGGGCAGAGGATGCACTGTTACGCTTGAAGGAATGGAATGGCATCCTGCCACTCGCGGCCAGCATGTCGCTCCGATGTCCCGTAGGCCCCAAGAAATGCAACGCCCAATGGGTCATCGGAAATATTTACGATGTCATATTCATTGATGCCGTAACCGGCGATATCGCCACCTCCAATCCCGCTTTTTAAGTCCCGTCCCTTAAGTTGGTGATTCCATCACCACGAGTCCCGTTTCTTGTAGGTGGCGATTCCATCGCCACGATAACCATGCGAAAGCGAACCGTCTATATGAACCCCATGCAGCAGCAGCTACACTACACTGCTGCGCGTGACGTGCGTCTGGTGGCACCGAGACGTTCCGGAAAGTCCGTCTCTATGGCCGACCGCATCATGCGCGTCGTGAGCACGCTGCCGCGGGGGTCAGGCGGATGGGGAGGATCCAGCATCAAGCAGCTATACACCCGAACCGTCCCAGGAACGCTCGCGGCCATCAATCTGTTCTTCGGATATGAGGAGGGGAAGCAATATGGATGGGGCCGTCCGCCATCGTGGGTGCAGCCGTCCATCATCAAGCCGAAGACCTACGAGAACAATATCTGGTTTGCCAACGGCTTCCGTACCACCGTCGTCTCGGCTGCCGTAGTAGGCTCGGCTAACGGACTGACACTCGACGCGTGGTTCCTCGATGAATGTAAGTTCATCCGCGAATCCACCGTCCGCGAGGAGTTCGAGCCCTGTCTTTCGGGTAACACGCACCCTTTGGGCGATGAACGCTTCTCGGAGGCGAATCCCTACTACCGTTCCACCTACTACGTCTCTGATGCAGCCCTCCACAACAAGGGAAACTGGCTGGAGAAGGAGGAAGACAAACTCGACCTGAAGATTGAGGACGGGGAGTTTGCCGGAAAGACCTACCGCGAACTGCAAGCCGAACTGGACCATATCGCCGAGCGCACGATATTCTTCAATGAGCTGTTGCGCAACGCACAGCGCGACGGGCACCGTGTCATCGTCGTGAAGCCGGACGAACGGCAGCTGGTCCGTGCACTCGCCGAAAAGGTGATGAACCATGAAGGGGAGTTCAGGATCCTGCCCAACTATGGGAAGCGCATCAACAAGGCCACCGTTGATATGCTGGTCAACTATAAGCTCATTGACGCCGCAATGGCCGAACTGCTCTTCAACCACCAGTTTCTCATCACCGAGGAGGAACACTTCGAACTGATGATGCTCAAGCAGTCGAAGAAGTTCCAGGACCGTCTCAGGAGAATGCGCTGTAACTCTTTCTATTTCTACCGCCCAAGCGGACTGGTGGCCATCGACCTGCTCGGACAGTCATACTACGACAAGATGAAGCGTGACCTCCCGCCGCTGGTCTTCCAGGTGTCCATCCTGAATATGAAGCCCAAGCGCGTCAACGACGGCTTTTACTGCAACCTCGACATCGAGAACGTACACGGCTACATTCCCGAGGACTGCCCGGCTTTCGATAAGTCCTACACCAAGAAGTTCGCCAGCCATATACAGGCAGGCATGGAGTACCGCGAGGAATACGAGACACCCGACTTCGAACTGTTGGAAGGGGTGAAGGACTGCACGCTCGACGGCGACCTGGTATCGGGCCAGCCCTTGCATGTCAGCTTCGATTACAATAACCTCATCAACTGGATCATCACCGGACAGATGTATCGGCGCGACCACGCCGAGTCGCTGAATGTCCTTTCTTCGATGTTCGTCAAGGACGGCGGTATGATTCAGGATCTTGTCAGGAAGTGGGCGAAGTACTACGAGCCGCACCGGAAGACCTGCCGAACGGTCTATTACTACTATGACCATACGGCCAAGTTCCGCCTCCACGGAATCAACATGCTCGATATCAAGGACACCGTGATTCAGGAACTGCAGCGCTACGGATGGGAGGTCGTGGCCGTCGATTGTGGCCGCACCATGGAACCCGAGCAGCGTTACAAGGAAATCAATGAGGCGCTTGCGGGAATCACCTACCCACAGATACGCTTCAACAAGGAGAACAACGAAGCCCTCATCCTCGCCATGGAGAACACGGGAGTCCGAAACGGCTACGGGGGCTTCAAGAAGGATAAGTCGGGCGAAAAGCTCTCCGTCGCTACCGAGACGGCCACGCCGGCCGAACTCCGAACCGACGGAACGGATGCTTTTGATACGCTCTTCGTGGGCGTGAAGCATTTCCGCTATTCTCTGTCAGGCGTACTCACACCCACCGGCCATGGATAGGAATGAGGTATTCAACATCGACTGCATGGAATACATGCGCTCGCTACCCGACAAGGCGTTCTCGCTGGCCATCGCTGACCCGCCCTACGGACTGCCGGCTGCTTCCACGCAGGGAGCCGGGAAACTGAGGAACCGCCAACTGAACATGGGGAACGTCCGCCAGTGGGATGTCGCACCGCCCCAGGAGTTCTTCGATGAGCTCTTCCGCGTCAGCCGCCACCAGATTATCTGGGGAGGCAACTATTTCCCGCTGCCGCCTACACGCTGCATCATCGCATGGGACAAATGCCAGCCGTGGCCGAACTTCTCGCAGGTGGAGATAGCATGGACCAGTTTCGACTGCCCGGCAAAGCTCTTCAAGTACGACAACCGAACGGGCGACAAGATCCATCCCACGCAGAAACCCGTCGCCCTGTACACTTGGATAATAAAAAACTTTTACAAAAATGGGGGGGGAATTTTCGACCCCATGATGGGAAGCCAGAGCAGCCGTATCGCGGCCTACAGGATGGGCATCGACTATTGCGGATGTGAACTCAGCCCTGAGTATTTCGCCAAAGGCTGTGAGCGTTTCGACAGCGAATGCCGTGACATCATCCACCTGAGCAACGGCAAGACCATCCACCACCCCACCCTCTTCTAAATTACCCCCTTAACCGTAGGTTGCGACTTTGTCGCAACGAATAGTAAATAAATGCTCCGCCCACCTACCCAATCCTTCCAGAACCTCCGCTATTTCATGGAGAAATGGTCATGGCTCGACCCCGCCACGGGCTACCGCACCACGGGCTACAACCCGCCGGCTGCTGCCAAGGGAAAGCAGCAGGTTCCTTTCTTCGTGAGGTATGTCACGGGCCGCGGCCGCCTGGAGTACGGCAATGCCGTCTGTCTGAAAACCTATCCGCGCCTTCACCAGCGGATGATCATGTTCTGCCAGTCCGGCGAGATCCGTCGCATCCGTGATTACCTTGTCATCGAGGTGGACGGCACGCGCATCATCACTCACTAGCTTTTCCCGTAGGTGGCGATTCTATCGCCACAAATGTCCCGTCTCTTACCGTTGGCGATTCCATCGCCACGCCCCCCTGTCCCACTTTTAATCCCTCCGCTGTTTATCTTTGTTACAACAAAAGCAAGAAGCAATGGCAAAGAAAAAAGAACCCAATTTCGTTCTTCGGGCTAAGGGAGCGAAAGCCCTTGGCAAGATAACTTCTTCCCTCCGTGATAGTGGTTACTTGATGTTACCAAAACACACCAAGGGCGACAGCCCAAACATCCCCACCTGGGAGAATACTATCTCACAGCAGCTGGCATGCTCGGAGCCTGGCAGTGAAGGTGCTGCAGCCCGTAAGCAGGCAGGGATGCTCTTCGTGTCCAGCGGCACGGAAGTACCCGCACCTGGCTGCGGCACGGATGGCCTCGGATACATGCAATGGGGACAGGGCAACAGGCTGCCGAATGTGGTGGCGCTCTTCACCAAGATTTCTCCATATACAGCGGCAGGCTGGGAGTTCAATACCAATATCGTCGGCGGACTCGGCCCACAGCCCATGTTCTGCTACAGCCAGTATGTCGGGGGTAACGTCACCATCAAGGAAATACCGTATGCCACGGCTGGCACGCTCCTGAAAGGAATGCGCCTCGATATCCTCAGACAGCTCGTCAAAATCGCAGAGCCCAATCCTGAATTGCCAGAAGTCGCCGGTTCCGCCGATGCCCGTGAGCAGATGCGCCAGGCGCTCATGAAGGAAATCGCTGCCATTGATGAGGAATACAAGGAATGGGAGAAGACCAACGAGGAGGTGCAGGACTTTATGCGGCGCAACAATATCTTCAAGACGTTCCTGAACCTCAGTGGCGACTTCACGTTGCTGTACAATGCCTTTGCCGAACTGGAACTGAACCAGAAGGCTCTCGACCCGCAGACCAACAAGTCCGTCAACCCCGGTGGATGGTTCCCGAAGGTACAGGGAATACGGTGGAGGTCATGCTTCACCACCCGCGTTGAAAGGATGGATAAACAGAACCGCATCAACTACGCCTATCTGTCCAACGAGTGGCTGGACTCTATGGGCGGACAGGTGCTTGACACCAAAGAGATGTCGGCAATGCCAATGCTCAGTGAGCAGAACCCCACCGATGACCTGGAACGCCGTTGCAGGGAAGCACGCCAGAAGCGTGTCAAGGTCAAGGACCGCCCCACGCGTGTTATGATGCACCTCCGCTATCCCAGTGAGGGGAATCCCTACTATGCCGTCGCACCGTGGCACTCGGTCTTCGGAGGGGATATCTATGAGTATGCCGTGACGATGATCAGCGACCGCCTGACGCGTAAGAAGAACTCCAACGTCATCGGGCGCATCATCTATATCCATAGCGAATACTTGCAGCAGATTGCCAACCAGCGCACGGAGGAAGAACTGCATAAGCGGATGGTGAAGAAAGGGCAGAACGGCTCTGAACGCACCGAGATTTTCGCAACGAAGATCAAGGATGTCTCAAACGAGCTCTTCGAAGAAATCAACGAATGGCTTTCCAATAGGGATAACAGCGGACAGTCGCTGTTGGCCTATCTCTTCCGCGACTCCAATGGAAACATGGTGGAATCCTTCAAGGTGGTGGAGATTGAGAGCGCAAGCAAGAATACGGCTGAAGCCAACCAGAAGGAACTTGCCGAGATTTCAAGCATCATCTTCTTCGCCATGGGGCTCGACAGCCGGCTCATCGGAAACACACCGGGCAACGATACCCATACTTCCGGTACCGACATGCGAGAGAGATACCTCCTCAAGCAACTCCAGAAGTCACCCATACAGCAGCTGCTCTTGAAACCCTTCGAGGTAGCCGCACAGTTCAACAAGTGGGACCCGAAGCACCTCGTCTTCCGCATCCGCCGCGAAGTCCTCACCACCCTCGATGCCAGCAAGACAGGAATCGCAGAGCAGAACCCCGCGGAATAGCCCTTCCCCGTAAGCAGCGGTTCCACCGCTGCCTCCCACCCATCCCATATAACGAAATAACGATATAACGATATAACGAAAATGCTAATACGTTCACTCCAAGAGCTACGCCTCTTCTTCCCAAGCCACGCCATGCAGAGCATCGACCCGCTCATAGGGTTCTTCGACAATTCCGAACATGACTTCCTACAGGATAAGCTCGGAACGCCGCTTTACAACTACCTCTGCCAGTATTACAAAGGGAACGATTCCTCTTTCATAGACGCCGAGGATGAAGATACGTCCTATAATGGACGCCTCCTGCTCATGGCACAGCGCGTGGTAGCCTTCGATGCTTTCGGAAGAGCCATAGGCGTACATGCCGTCAGTATCAGTAATGCTGGCGTGAATATCTCCGTGGCGGATGATTACCTCAAGCCCGACAAGGAGGCCATCGACACCTACCGTTCTACCTGTGTCAAGGAGGCTCATAGCGCGCTCAACCGACTGCTCGCCACCTTGGAGGAATGGACCCAAACCGCGGCTGCTGCCGAAGAACCTGACGAGGAGTTGACAGCCATCGTCAGCAAATGGAAGCAGTCGCGATTCTTCTACCTCGCGGCCGACCTGATCATCCCGTCGGCCAAGGTGCTGCAGGAATACCTCAATATCTACGACAGCCGCGAGAAGTTCATTCAGATGCTTCCCGACCTGCGCTACATCCAGGAGGAGATGCTCATACCGGGAATCGGGGAGGAACTGACCGACTTCCTGGTATCCAAGTCACAGCAGATTCCACAGTATGTTGCGACTGAGTCGCAACCCGAATCCGAAGAGGATGCAGCCGAAAGAAAGCTCATCCTACGCACCCTCCACGCCGCAAGGAAGTTCATGGCCGCTGCCCTCGAGGAAAGGACGCTCATCCTGCGCACGCCATCAGAACGGCGGGCAAAGGCACACGATGAGCAGGTAAGGCTCCTGCAGTCTCTCAAGGAATATATTGTGCACCATCAGGATGGCTTTATCGCACTCGCCGAGACGGCCATGGAGGAAAGCCCCCTCTACATCGCACCCGATGAAGACCGGCAGCCATCCACCGGATTCAAGAACAACCGCAAGGGTAACGCTATCTTCGTCACCCCGCCACTCAGATAAGAGTCCCGTTTCTTGCAGGTGGCGATTCCATCGCCACGAACCCAAATCCTAATCTTCACCAATATGTATAGCCCTCAACGTATCAACCTCCATCTCCCACGTTCCTGGAACGCATGCACCGTCAGCGAACTGGAGTCAGTGGCCCGCATCGTCGCCACACGCTCTACGCAGGCGGATCGTTACCACCCCTTCGATATGTCTGAGACAAAGGTGGAGATTTTCTTCGCACTTTCTGGACTGGAGCCGCTGGAACCGGCAAACCCACGTGTACCCGTCGAGGAGCAATACATCACCGTTCGCTTCACACCTCCACGTTGGTACCATGTTTTCCGTAGGCTTCGCTTTTGGCGGAGCCCGAAGGGGAAACCGTTCTCACTCTACATCTGGCAGATCAATTCATTCATCGACCAGCATCTGAAATGGCTCGACGGACCGAGCGCTCTCACCCTCTTCCCATACCAGCGAATCACACGCCATACTTTCCTCCGCAGGCTTCGCTTCTGGCGAAGCAAGAGGTTCGCAGGACCCGACGCTCTCATGCAGGACTTCTCCTGGCAACGTTACCGCTTCGCTAATGACTACATGTCGTTCTTCATCGACCAGCAGAACGCTTACCTGCGGATGCTGCAACACCCGGCGAAGTTCAGCCGGCAGCAGATAGAGGATGCGGAGAAGGCCGTGGACCTCGCACGATCCATGTTTCTCGCCACCATCTTCAACGGACGCGTACGCACCATCGACGAGAACACGCAGAAGTTCCGCTCAACCTATTGCTATCAGAGCAACCAGCATAGCGACAACGCCATCTATTTCCGGCGCTTTCCTGACATACAGTGGCAGGTGGTCCTCTTCTGGTGGTCGGGGATGATGGCGTATCTCCACAAGAAATACCCCCACTGCTTCAAGTCCACGCCGACAAAGGGCAGTGCCAACGGCAACCCGCTCGAACTCTACACCCGCACGACGGCCACCATGCAGAAGTACACCACCCTCAAGGAGGAGGACGTGAACCAACAGACGTTCCACATCATCCTACAGCATCTGGAGGACATGGCACGCGAGAACGAGGAAATGGAGAAAATCAGAAAGAAAAACAAATCGAGGAAGAAATGACGGATTTTGAAAAGCTAAAGGAAATTTGCCGCGTGGCTTGCCACCAGCGGAACGCCTGCAAGCCGGGATTCGAGTCCCTGATGCAGACAAGCACGGTGGCGGGCATACTGAAGGTGTGGAAGGAGAACTGGCAGGATGTCTATGAATCCAAGTATGCGGATATCATGGCAGAGAAGATTGCCGGGGTATATGCCGACATGCGCGACGAGTTCAATGCTAACAATGTCTTCGTCAACGAACCGACTGACCGCGGACTGCTCATCGTCGCTCCGGCTTCTCAGCAGGCGGGGCAAATCACCGTCGCCGGTACCGCCAAGTGCTATATCTTCGGAAGCGGGGATGTGCTGGCCAAGGACAATGCAGAGGTCTATTGCCGGGACAGCCAGGGGATGGTGACGCTCTGTGGACATGCACGCGGATTCTTCAAGGACGGACAGGTGCAGGTGCGCGACTTCGCACGCGCCTTCGGCACATTCCAGGGACAGTGCTACAATGCGGCTTACATCCTCCTACGGGGTGGCTCGGTAGCGGACCACGGACACCTCGAGATATCGGCATGGAATGATGCCGTGGTCTATGCCGACACCAGGCGGAAGATTGACTTACACGGAGATGCTCGCATCCTCCCCCTTTCCCAGTATGTTGTGACTCCGTCGCAACCAACCCAAAAGAATAACGACCAAGCATGAAATCTCATTTAGCCATCATAGTGGACGGAAAGGAACTGGCGCTCAAACCTGACCAGTCCATCGACATTGAGGACCGTAACCCGCTCTTCAATGATACGGAAATGTTCTCGCTGCCCATCGAGATCCCCTTTACCAACAACCGGGGGTTGCTGAAGAACCTCGATGCCATCGACAGCGATATGCGACCTGTGGATATGGAACACCGGAAGGCGCAGATCATTGCCGACGGACTGCCGCTCCGGAGCGGCGTGACGGTCGTGCAGGAGGATGAGACACTGAAGGATAGCATCTCTCTCAATATCGACGCCAGCACAAGGTCGTTCGACAACCTCATTGCCGACCTCAAATGCCAGGATATCCCCGTCAAGGACAAACTGCAGATAGGCGAGAAGATTGGGAATGTCAACGTGAGCGTGACCTACCAATACACCGTGGAAGCGGATATCGGAAAGAAGGACTGGGTGAGGGAAACGGGAACCATCGGACCGGTCACGGGAACTTTCCAACCGCAGGCTCTCGGATTCTCGTATCCGGGAATATGCCAGGAGTCTGGATCTTACAAGGCCGTACGTGGCGGGCAGCGCGACTATCCGGACGGAAAGACGGTCATCGTGCCGCGTGTGCTGACCTCGTTCATCAACGTGTCATCGGAATATGGCTCCAATGTCAATTCGCCGTATCGCGACGGTGACGACAACACCATCCCGTGGCCATTCTGCAATGCGCGAATCTGCTACAAGCACTTCGCACTCGACGAAGCGGATAAGGAGAAGACGGGCGATAAGATGGTACTCCCAAAGGACGGACGGTGGGCTTACGAGGACTTCGGCCCTTACTGGGTGCTCGATGCCGACCGACCGCAGTCGGGGATATGCTTCTATGTGCTCTATTTCCTCGACTGTCTCTTTGAACACCTCGGCGTGTCTTTCGACAAGTCGGAACTGCTCAAGATAAAGGATTTCTCGCACCTCTGCTTCTTCACCACCCATTGCCGATATGACGTGGAACCGACGGGGAAGACGCTCTCGGGATTCGAGCAGGTCAATGAATGGATGTCATCACGCGGATGCGGGGGATATCTGTCCGTAGATGACCCCGACGTGAAGAGCCTCGATGAGTTCGACTTCTTTGCCGCGGGCGACTATGCCGTGGGGAAGGATGATGTCAGGCAGATCAAGTCGTCGGCTACCATCACTTCCAAGACTATCACGGCCGAGGTCATGGCCATGTATGCCAACAGCTACAACTTCCCCGACGCATCGGTGTCTGCGGTCATCAAGTCGCTGGAGAGTGCTTTCGGAATACGATTCCACTATGACTATGAGTGCAACCGCGTGACGGCATACCTGCTCAGGAGCGTGTTCCGCTCACAGCAGACGCCCATCGAGTTCAAGGGAAAGGTGCATCAGATACATAAGATTTCTGAGAAGATAACGGGCGTGCGTGTGAAGTATTCGGCGGAAGGGACGGCAAAGGAACAGGAAGACTACATACGCCGGCAGAAGCGTGACTATGACACGGACTTCGACTATACGGAATATCCGAAGGGTAGGACCATTCTGGATAAGACCTACGCGGAGATATTCCAGAATATATCGGCAAACGATATGAATGTCTACGTGGATGTCGAGACGGGCAATGCCTATCGCATCAAGGTATCTTCCGACGCTATGACGGCTTCTGAACTCAGACCGGTACTCTTTGAGGTCGGGGCTCTTAAGGGGGTGGAGATTGGCGACTGCTCCGACGAGAACGAGGACTTCGTGAAGGAGTTCATCATCGACTTCCAGCCTATCATGTTCAACGATGTGAACTACTACCGCGAGCTGCTGGCCGCACAGGGTAGCGTCAACGTACATACTTCCTCCGGAACAAAGGAAATCTCCATCAAGAGCAATGTGCAGCCGGTATTGTCGGCTTTCATCGACGAGGAAATGGAACACGAGTTCGTCAAGCAGAAAATCAATAACGTCATCACGAACGTGCTCGTGGATATCTACCTCACCGAGAACCTGGAACTGGTCGAGAGCTATGACCCCAGCAAGACGGATGACGGCAATTCGCCGCTGCAGGAGTACGACTGGGGACTGGCCATCGCCATGATGCGCGGCGGAGGCACGAACATGGAAATTCAGGAGTATGATTACGACTACGACAAGATGGGGAACTCCAAGTGGAGAACGGTCGCAGGACTCTATGCCCTGACAACGGATTCCATCGACAACGTGGGTAATGAATACGACTACAACGGAACGCAGGAGGGTATCGGACCGGGAGAACGCTTCTCCCTGAAGATATGCGCATACAAGCCGTTCCGATATAAGGGGTCAGGCGCTAACGTGCAGATAAGCACCGACCCAAGGCAGTGGGCTGAAGACCCCACTTGGCTCATACCGTGCAATGCGGATATCTACAACGCTGGGAGCGGGGAACTGGAGACGAAGATCATGTCTCGCGGACTCTATGATTCTTTCATGTCTGAACTGGCATACTTCCTCCTCCACCGTAAGCGCTATGAGATAACGGTCGAGACTACTGTCGCACAACTCGCCGATATACCGAATCACTGGCTCGACCGCTACGACATCGGCGGGAAGGTAGGATACATCAATAAGGTGAACTACCAACTCAATGCCGACCGGCAGCTGGCCGAAGTAACCATAGATTTCTTCTCCATCTAAATCCTCATAAAAATGCCAAACGTAACAATAGCTCTCGTCGAAGGCTCCAAATTCTGCGGCTCACCCATCGTCTATCGGGTGGATGCCAACGATGTGGGAGAAAATGCTGTCTTTCATCGCATACGGCTGACAGTCAATGTCAACGTGTCAGGTTACAGCGATGCCTCGTTTGATTTCTCTTCACCAGTCGAAAACGGCGGACATGTCAACTTCGATATATCTTCGGCCCTACTCGCCGCGGCTGAGGTGTGGCAGCCATCGGAAACACCGGGCTCCTACCCCGCCATCGCATACACGCTGGATGCCGTCGAGGACTATATGGTGGACGGCGTGCTCTATGAGGGACGCAACGGGGACCATCATTCCGGAGGAACGGTTTACATGGGCGCACTCTCCGACTACGAGCGCATGACGGGATATCGCCCGCCACGCTATTCCCGCAAGCCTTCATCATCTCCCGAAGTGGTACACGAGGGGAAGACGCTCATCGTGCCGGGGCTCATGTCTTCATCCCCGTCCGTCACTTCCTTCCTGGTAGGCCGTGATTCCATCACGGCACAGAACGCCTATGCCATCGCACCACCGCCCGACAGCTATGAGATACGTTTCATCAACTCTTTCTGTGTCCATGAGTCAATCCATGTCATCGCATTGCGAACGGCTGCCGTGGCCATCACTACAGAGAAGCAGATCATCTCCCGTCAGGAGACGCTCACCAACTTCTCACGGGGTGTCGCTATCAAGCAGAATAACCACGAGCAGTGGAAGATGTCATCAGGACCGCTCGACAAGGCGTGGGCAGCATGGTTCGCCCATGAGTTCCTGATGGCCAGGTGGGCATGGATAAAGATAGGCTCTACATTCATACCCTGCCACATCATCCCCGAAGAGACAACACCGCTCATCGACCGCATAAAGAACGACCCCATCGCCATCCCATTTACCATAGAGCTGGACATCACCGGCGCCTGTGAATAATGGTCCCGCCTTCCCCGTAGGTTGCGATTCCATCGCAACAATGTCCCGTCTCTTAATAGGCGATTGTATCGCCACAGATAAAATGTCCCAAAAGTAATCCGCCCCTTCTTATCTTTGCCAAAAATAATCAACCCTCATAAGCCATGGCAAGAATAGCAGAACCACGCGATTACTGGATAGCACCGGAGGCTATCAACATCACCCTCAACGCACTCGGAGATCCCGACCGCATACAGGGAAGTGTGGGCAGTGGCTCGGCTATTCTCTGCTATATGAAGGGCGTACAGGGGCTGGAGTACGACAACGGACATAACTACCGTTCATGGCCGATATCTCTCTCCCCCACCTTCTTCAACACTACATCGAAGAAATATATCTATGTCGCCATACCGAGGACGCAGCTCGTCGGTACGCAGGCCATCATTGTATTCCCATCGCAGAAACTCGATGTGTACGGACGCGCGGAGGGTACCATCGACCAGCAGACGGGAGAGGAGACGCCGGGCGAGCAGATAGGATCCACGGATTATTACTATATCTGGCTGCAGGGCATCATATCCGCATCCATTGATGGGGGCGATGCTACGCAGGACCGCACCTGGGAGCAGGAGATACAGACGGGAACGCTCTCCACCGATGAAGCGAAATCGACAACCGACACGGATTGGTACACGTTCTCGCGTGTCACCAACGTCGTGACCTTCCTCAAGGAGATAACCATGGCCGCTACGTCCAAGTTCCAGGAACTGAAGGCTGATATCTTCGTACTGGCAGGAAAACTGCTGAGGGGCGTACTCACCAAGACTTCCACTGGGATTGATGATGATACGGATGAATACGTGGTCACGCCGGGATATCTCTCCAAGAAGTATCTGCGAAAGGATACCGACGATACGGCCAACGGGGAAATCACCTTCAAGGCTGGACTCAAGGTCGGCGAGTTTCGCTCAAGGATATTCGGAAGCGGGGCAGTCATCGATGAAGAAGGTAACGCGGAGTTCGAGAGCATCTACAGCCGTAGCTTCATCTCCACACCGGAGTTCCGCTTCAACCGTATCGCCGTGACGGAAGGTGAACAGTGGTGTACCAATGGATACGGCACCATCAAGGAGGTGGAAATCGCCAGCACAACCGAAGGATATATCACCCTGAAACTGGAAGAGAACGACTGGGCCAGCGTGGCAGAGGGTGATATCTGCCGTGGTATCTACAACGATATCGCTAATAACTACGAGACGCGCGACTTGGATGATGATACGGAATTGTACGCCGGACCAACGGAAGCGGACACGGAGGGATTCGGATTCTCATCCAAGGCTGGATTCTTCACGTCTTACTTCTGGGTGGTGTGCATGGACTCGAACACAGATGCAAAATGCTACAACCGCAAAGGGGAATGCTGCTTCAAGTATCAGCTACGACATGCAGGAGTCCCGCACCCATGCGCGTTTATGAAGTTTGCCCAGTACGGCTCCTTCACCCGTGCCGACCGCCGAAGCAGTTCCTACGCCACCAGCATCGGACACTACTATGAAATGGTGCTCGACGGCGTGCAGACGTGGAAAATTCAGTCGGCAAACATCGTTTACCGGAAAGGATACCTCGGCGATATGACCGTGGAAGTCCGTGTCAAGGATGCCGATGGGAACTACACCGGAGAGACAAGGGAGGTGGAACTCCGCGGATACGGACTCTATGTGCAGGACAATGTGTACTTCGGTAATGCAGTCATACAGCTCGACCCCGTAACACTTGAGGAACTGACCGAACAACTGAAGTTCTATGATGTCAGCCTCACGGAGTATATCGACGTTATCACGGTCGATGATGTGGGTAACTGCATCGGCGGTCTCTATACCGAGAGCGGAGAGAACGGCGAGTATCGCACATACCGCATCCAGACCACGTTGCTCGTCCGTAAGAACGGCGTGCTGCTGACGTTGGCTGCCGACAATGCGGATGCCGGAAAGGGAACGTACAAGATTAACGTGCAGCCCCACGGATGCAGCACCATGATCCAGGGCTCCACCATCTACATCACGGGCATATCCAATATCAAGGACGGCGTTCCCGGTACGCCAGATGATGTGAACTTCGACTACGATGATATGCGCCAGATGAGCCATTGCAGCGTGGATATCATCGTCAACTGCGAGGGAAAGGGCGTTATCACTAAGACGCTCCCGGTATCTATCAAGCACGACTCCCAACCCTATGTCGGGGCAGATATCACCAACGAGTTCAGCGCAGTGTCCTGGAACACACAGGCACAGCAGTATGTAGGGCTCCCGATAGTCTTCGACATGAAGATGTGGAAGAACAATGAACCGCTCGACGTAAGAAGCGTGAGTGTTGCTTGCTTGACATTGGACGGTTCTTCGCAGGCTGTCATCCCGGCGCAGAACATCACCAAGTCCATCGTGACCGCCAACGGCACCAAACAGGCACGCATCAGTATCAACGCACTGCCGGAGGGACTGCCGCTGGTGACGGAACTCGCCGTTACGACCGCGGCAAACTATGCAGGTGTGGCCTACGAGCGGACGCTGATCCACACAATCAATAAATCCACCGATACCAACGTATATTCTCTTCTCCCGTCGGTGTCTGAGGTTATCATCAATAAGAATACCGGTGGACTGAGTGTGAACACGCTGAATTGTGCGGTCATCTGTGATTCTTCGGACAATAAGCACTACACCGTGGCGTATGCTGACTTCGCCACGCACAAGATTGCGCTCTACTACCGCAAGTTCTACCACGACGGAACGAGCGACACCGACGAGACGGCATACACCAATAATGCCATACCCGTGGACTCCAGTGTGTCTGAGGTGCGCTTCTACCTCTACGGGAAGAACGGTAATACCGTTGACCGTACCACCGTCCATGATCAGGAGGGTGTGCCGGTCATCGCGGAAGGACAGGACGGAAAGGGCGTGGAATACATCTTCTTCCAGCAGGATACGGAAACGCCGGTGCCCACCATCAATGATGTGGCAGCATCAAGACAGGCCGACAGCTATTGCCCGTATAACACGGCGGGTACTCAGCAGTGGACGGATGAGCCGGTGGGCGTCGGGACAAACTCCAGATTCGAGTTCTACGCCCAGCGCAAGAAGGTCAACGGGGTATGGCAGCCGTTCTCTACGGCGAAAATTTGGAACCGCTACGTCACCGATGGCGTCTCACCCTACATCATCGACCTGTCCAATGAGCAGAGCTTCGTCAACTGCGACCAGGACGGGAACGTGGTTGGTAGCTACGAGTCTTCACGCCTCATGCTCTTCAAGGGAACGGCCTACGCCTTCACGGATTTCGATATCAAGGTTACGCCGGTCAACATCAAGTGCAATAATAGTACAACCGCCTTCACCCTTACCGATAACGCAAAAGCAACGGCACAGACAGAAGGATACTATACGCTGACACCGGCACTCATCACTGCCAACGCTGCACAGATAAACATCGAGGCCACACTGAAGACGAACACCTCCATCAAACTTGTAGCCGTTTACAAGATTAACAAGAACATAGCGGGTGGTGAAGGTCAGGATGCTGTGATGTATTCGCTCATCCCGTCCCTGAACGTCATCCACAAGAATAAGAATGGCTCTTTCCGGGATACGCTTCTCTCCGTTCAGGTAAACAAAGTTGAGGGTACCAATGTGACTGTGCTCGACACATACGCTAAACTCAATGCCGAAGGTCTTAAGCTGACCTATCAGGGGAGCCATTCTGCAGAACAATCCACAAGTTCTATCACCAGCCTGTCCACAAGCACGCTATGCGGATCGGCAGCCTACACCAAGCTGTTCCTGCGGAAGACTTCTGATAACACCCTCCTCGACTCCGAACGCATCAACGTCGTTCAGGATGGACAGGATGGACAGGACGGCCAGGACGGAGTAGACGGACAAGACGGAGAAGATAGCGTTGTATTCGAGTTGATCCCATCACAGTCGGTCATTAGTTTTACGCGGGCGGCTGACGGGACGACGCTTGCGCCATCCAGCGTAAACCTGTGGTGCAACTACGCTAAGATCGTCGGTAACAATGAACCGCAAGTGTTTCTTGGAACTGTCGTTGACAATATCAAAAGTGTTAACGGCGCACCATACAATATGTTCTGCCGATTGCATTATGCTGATGGATCATATTCAATATGGGATTGGGTAGAAACTGGAGGTGTCTTAGGGGCGGTTTCGACTGGTGTCATGAACATCCCGAGCAGCACTACGCATAATAGCAAGCAATACGTGGCAGTGGAGTTCTGCCTGTCTACGTCACCGGGATATTCCACGGTTGCGGATTCGAATATTATCACGCGGACCACAGTCTCAATCAAGAAAGATGGTGTGAAGGGTAGTGTCGGTGATGGTATCTTTATCAACGACCGTGGAATCTTCTCCCCTGGCACGACCTACGACTACAAGCAGAGCGGCGATGTATACGTGCGGGATATGGTTCGCTATGAAATCGGTGGCATCATGTACGGATTCTTGGTTAAGACGAAAAACAATAGCGTGTCTTCTGCACCGACGTCCGCAAGCGGAGACTCCAACTGGGAGGCAGCAGGTATCGTCAACACGGTCATAGCCAACACCATCTTCGGAACCAATGCTAACATTGGCGGGTTCATGGCCAGCGCCAATAAACTGGCCACGTCGTTGGTGGCATACAGGGTTCTCTATCGTGGGTCTTACAGCAGCTCAAATACAGGAACAATCGACAAGGCCATCTACCGTGGTAACTGGGAGAGCGGTACAACATACTACGGATCAAACACCGACAGCTCAGACGGGATGGTTTTCGTGGACGTTGTATATTACAGCGGATCCTACTATACACCAAAAAACGCAGGGGCTGTGTCAAACACATCGACACCACCACCGGCCAACACGTCCGCGTGGAAGTCCATCAGTAGCTCGGATTGGGAATATGATGCCATCCAAAACGGTGTATACTACAACCCGTCGAGAAAATATAAATATGTAATGGCGGGTGGTACGGCCAGCCGGCACATGGTGCTTTATGATGGCAACTATTATGTTGTGCGTAATCTTGGGGCTACGACATCTGGTACCTACCCCACCGCATCAAGTTCGGTATGGCGCTTGGCCACGTCTGAGGAGATAGCGGCTGCCACGTCTGACACTAAGGAATATGGAGAGCGTTATGTGGATATCCATGTATTCGTACTGAATGGTATCGAGGGCTTTATCAGAATGCGGCAGCAGGATGATACCGTCTGGAGTGTGGACAACACCGGAAAGCAGACGCTCGGCATAGAGGGAGGAAAGCGCGTGGAGTTATCACCCAACTCCAAGGATATTTCCATCTATAAGGAATGGGGCGTGCTGGCCACGACTTTAGATGGGGATACCGTGAATAACATGGCAAGCCTCTTTGGGGACACATCGGGCTCGGTGAGCGGAACGACAGGAAATAAGTCATGCTACAGTAATAACGGGGCAGGCCGCGTGGAGAAAGGAATACAGGTGATTTCTTCTGCGTTTACGACAAATGGACCGACCACCATATCGTTCAGTTACCAGATGGTAGCCACAGGTGACAGGTTCTACAGTAGCAACTCGACAATGGGCGCGACCTATGGCCCTATGCCATCCCCGGAAAAAGACTTCAACGGTAACTACGTCTTCAAGAATTATGCTTCTGCTAATCTTTGCGTGGTGAAGTCGGATGGGAACGGTGGATATACTTTAGTAAGGACATTATCGTTCGTCGTAGCGTCAGGAGAAACGGTAAGGAAAAATGGAACTAACGAATCTGGTTATATCTACCAGGCAGGTACATACTACCTCGCAATTATGTATGAGTTCGGTGTATATGCCAATCCTTCCTATCGGTCTTACTTGAGTTGGGCCAGTATTTCGCTGCAGTTCACTACCAATATCTATCTCTCACGAATCTTCGCAAACGGATTCTCCTATGGCTCATCAGCCAACAACTTCATCGCTGCTGTTAATGAGGTTAACAACGCCCTACGCTTTAAGTGTGTGACCAATAATGGGAAGACGGGTATAGAATTATCCTCTGATGGACTCAAGGCGATGGCCGGCGGAATTTGGGGGCGCATCATGCCAACCATCCTGGTTGTGGATGTCCATTACGAGATATCGACGGAAACTTTGACCGCCACCACCAAATACTCAGCGGCAGGTGGATCAGCAACCGTGCAGAGGTTAGAAGGGGGTGGCGAGGGAATGATTAAGGTCACTTTCCCGTCCGGATTCAGTAACTACCAACTGTCGCGGGATAATACGATGGTCATCATTACGCCTTATGGTCGCAATAATGTTAATGGACACCTGATATCATTAACCGCCACAACCTTGACAGCAGAGTTTAACGACGATACTTCAAACAATATGTCGAGCTTCCTCCTCGAACTTAAATACATCGGATAATATGGAAAGAATAAACTCACTCTCTGAAAAACGGATCATCATTACGGCAATGCTCAACGGACGCAATGCTAACTTCCTCATCGACACCGGGGCAACGGTGGGCGTCATATCCCGGAATATCCAAAAGAAATACGGACTGTCCATCGGCAGGAAATTCCCGAAGCCGCTCGTAGGTGCAGGTGGCGAGTTCGAAGCCTTCTATTGCAACACACCGGCCTTCATCGGCAACAGGCCGATGTCACAGTTCCTGCTGGCTGATATCCGCGGCGTGGTGGATTCCGTCAGGAGCCAGACCGGATTAGAGATACAGGGAATAATCTCACTCGCGCAGATGCGCATGGTGGGAATGGTCATCAACACCAACGATAACACGGTAACGGTAAGATAATATGGCAGTGACACAGGCGGAAGTGCTCGACCTGTTCGCACAGGCAGCAGCTATCAAGGATAATGACCAAATCCTGCTCATTACATCGAACCAGGACCAAACGGTTAGTCCTACCAAGATTACGGCGGAGGTGCTCAAGGCATACCTCTCGCTCGGATATTCCATCACCATCGACAGCGATGGATATCTCTGTATCAACGGGCAGCGCACGCAGTCGGTCATGGGCGTCACACCGCAGGTCATCCAGACAAGCTCCACCGTCAGCATCAAGGCAAACACGCTCAACGTTTGGAATAATCCTGTCACGGCTCTCGCCGTCAGCTTCACGGCAGCCGACGATAATGTGGTCAACGAATACATGCTCCAGTTCACCGTCGGCAGCGATAGCTTCAGCCTCGTACTCCCAGCGGCCGTGAAATGGGTAGATGGGGAGGCGCCGCTATGGGAGAACGGATATACATACCAGGTATCCATCGTTAACAATCTCGCCGTCGGAGCAGGATGGCCTAATCCCCAGCAGGAACAGTCATGAGCACATTTAGAAGATTCCTCATGATGGCACGGCAGGTGGCACGCTCATGTTTCGGCAGTGGCCGCTGGATAGGTTGGCGCCCGTGGATTGGCACTGATCGATGGAAAGGAACACCGTAAACTCAATAACACAAACATATATGGCTAAGAAAACAAAGCAGGATGCCGTCCCGTTCGATATTGTCAACGGCAATTTTGATGAACACGACGGTTATGATATAGAGGTTTCACTCCAGAACAAACTCCGCACCCAGGACACGGCGATGCAGAGTATGCAGGCTGCCATGCAGGATAAGCCCGACAGCACCACCATACAACAGGCCCTCGACAATCTTGCATCCAGGGTAGCATCGAAGGTCAGCGGTGTCAACGTGAACGGCGAACCCGTACAGAAAGACCAAAACGGAAACGTCAATATTGAGATTCCTTCCATGACGGTGGATGAAGAACTCGACCAGACGAGCAACAATCCCGTCCGCAATGCTGTCGTGGCCCACGCCATGCAGCAGCTTGTGTCTGCTCAGGGGGCCAAGTTCGGACACGCTGTCTACCAGAACGGCTCAATCATCTTCTATGATGAGGAGAACGGCAATGTCATTCAGACGCTGACGCTCACTGGCGATATCTATAATATTAACATGGGCTATACGGGCAGCAGCGTCTTCTCTGTCCTGACGGGTGATACAGAGAAGATCATCACCATTGCGCCGACAACTACACTCCAGACGCAGGTAGGAGGAGAGGCTACCCCCGTTACCGAGAGCTATGACTACCTGGTCGCCGTTGACACCGGCAGCGGCTACGTGAACCGCATTGGCGGCAATAACGTTACTGGCAGCATCTCATTCGACATACGTCCGTTCCTCATCGTAGGCACGAATATGGTCCGCATCACCGTCACCGGCAACACGTCCCAGTTCACCAAGTCGCTGGTACTGACGGCCACGCTGACAAGTCTGAGCCTGTCCTGCCACCACAACTGGCGCACTCCATGGAACGAGAATGAGGCATATACACTCAGCAGCATATTCTTCGCAGGTGCCATCATCAAGACGCTCCATGTCGCCGTTGACGGTACGGAGATCCAGGAACTCGCACATACCTACGGCGCATCCGAGAATGCTTCTACCATTTCCAAGAGCGTAACCATCCCTGCATCGTATTTCCCGGTCGCAAGCGGAGGCAACAGCGGACAGCATACCGTAGAGATATGGATGACTGGTCCGGGCGTCGAGACAAAGCATATCTCATACAACATCCTTTGCGTGCTTTCCGGAGAAACAAAGCCGCTTATCTGTATCAACAATGCGGAGAGCAAGGCCATCAACTTCTCTTCGAATACGCTCTTTGAATACTACACGCTGAATGCTACTCAGGTGGATGTTGATATCGTCGTAGTGGCAGGTGGCATCAGCCACAACCTCCAGCGCCAGAGCGTGACGAATCTGGAAGACTATGCACTGAACACCTTCACCACGCAGATGGAGGTGGAATCAGAGGCTACTGAAGGAACGGTAACGGCCACCGTCTATGCTTCCAACAATTCGGAGAACATCGACACGGAGATGCTGGCCTTTGCCTTCGACAACTCGCTGGCCTTCCTCGCCACCAGCGGAGCGGTGTTCTACTTCAATGCAGGCACACGTTCCAATGGTGAGCTCAACAGGCAGAGCCTTGTGAATGCCGTTGGCGGAACCGCATACGCCGGCACGTGGCAGGGAATGACCTGGAGTACCGATGGATGGCTGACCGACCCCGATGGCCACAAGGCGCTTGCGCTCCCGGCAGGTACGGGCGTGGCCTTCCCCGACTTCATCCCTATGTCTTTTGCCGACAACAAGGACGGACTGACCGTAGAGATGATGCTTCGCGCATCCGTCGTGGCCGACTTCGATACGCCCATCCTTCAGTTCACCGGAACGGAGATGGGTGTAGACGGTAACGATGTCACCGTTGGCGTGCTCGTGTATCCAACCAAGATACAGGTTCTCACCAGCCGCGAGCGTGACGAACTCGCACAGGAAGTGGGACTGTCCGAGGACACCATCACGCACCTCGCCATCACCTTCCAGAAAGACTATGCTGGAACGGGCAAGAATATATGCTCTATCTACATCAACAGTATTCCTAACGTAACGTTTGAGTTCGGGGCAAACTCCCTCTTCGGCAGCGGTATGCTTCAGTTGGGCCAAGGTTCTACGGACACATACCTCTACATGATGCGTATCTACAACCGCGCCCTGGAAGGAACGGAAATGCAGGCCAACATGCTCAATGCCATCATCAACGGTGTGGAGTTCGACCGCCAGACCGTCCGCGAGAAGAACGACATCATGACGGACACCATCCAGTATGCGCTGGTGCGTGACAAGTATAACTGCTTCGTCCTGGAACCGGAGGATGAGACGGCAGATATCCCGTCTTACTTCAACCAGGCCACCGTGCCATGCACGGCATACTTCGAATATGCGCAGCATCACGAATGGGACGTGAAGATTACCCACGTGCCCGTCGATGGCCAGGGTACTACCTCCAAGAAATATTTCCGCTGGAATCTCCGTGGTAAGATTGGCGACACCTGCGAGTGGTTCTATACCGACGGGCATGACACCTTCCGCGGCGTATATGACATCGTGGCCACCTTCACGGGAAAGAAAGGATACTTGGATGGTGGCTCCCAAGGTGGCGTGCATCTGAAGATTGAGCGCTGGACAGCCAAGAAGAATGTGGCGTCATCACCGCAAGGCCACAAGATGGGTGCTACGGCTCTCTACGACGAACTGTTCACGCAGATCGGGCTGAAGGAAGAACTGCCTGACGAAGACTACCGCGTGGCCGTATGGCAGTACCCGTTCTTCGGATTCAAGAAGACGGGTGATTCCTATGAGTTCATCGGACTCTACACCATCGGCCCGGATAAGGGCTGTAAGGTTACTTTTGGCTATGATAAGAGCCTGTACCCGAAGGCGATGTGCATTGAGGGACCGAACCACGCCCCGCGTGGAACGCGCTTCCTCCATCCGTGGGTGGACGTGACCTACTCCTCCACCGACGAGACCTTGAAGTTCGGCGGTCAGGAAGGATGGGATGATGACTTCTCCAGCGTCGGCAGCAGCGATGATGCCACGAAGGAAAGCAAGATCCTGCAATGCTACGAAAGCGAATGGAAGCCGGGCTACAACCTTACTTACCATTGCTCGCCCTATATCGCCAAACTGACGGAGGCTACGATGAACGGCTCTGCCATGGGCGTGACGGATGCCGCTGCGCTTGCGGCCATCAATGCCAATGTGAGTGCATTCATGGCTGCCGGGCAGATGACCAACGGCGAGAAGAACGAACTGATGTCGTTCTATGATGAGAACTACGACCTCTACTTCTACCGCAACCTGACAGGACAGTTCGAGAAGCTGGACGACCCGGCATTCAATCTCATCACCTATCTGGGCAACTACCTGAACACGGCCAACCCCACTACGGCGCAGATCGTGGCAGCAAGAGTCGCCAAGTTCCGTGCAGAGATGGGTAACTTCTTCTCGCTCCAGCAGACGCTCTATCACAAGTGCTTCTGTATGCTCATCGGAGCCAAGGATAATGATGCGAAGAACTCCTACCCGTTCAAGCACCTTGAACTCTCTGAAGGTGGCCGATGGGGATGGAAGCAGGATGACCTCGACTCTATCTTCGACACCGACAACAACGGACAATCCACCGTGAAGTATTCGGCAGAGCACGGCGACCTGAAGAACAACGCAGAGATCTACCAGGGATGCGACTCTGCCTTCTGGACGCTCATCTGGCGCTACTACCAGCCAGAACTCGCCACGATGATGGCCACGATGGTGAACGGACTGCGGGCCATTGCTATTGCTAAAGGACTTGTCACTGGCTCCGGACTCCACCTGCATGACTATGTGTTCGCTGCTTTGAAGTATTACTTCTTCGACAACTCAGCCAAATACTTCCCCGAACTGGCCTACTACTACGACCGCAAGTTCTCCTACCTCGATCCGTGGCAGGTGGTCGGACAGACTGCTCCCGACGGTACCACCTATCCCGCAACCTACAACAACGTCTATCCGCTCAAACAGGCACTTGGCGACCGCTATCAGGATGAGAGCCTTTGGTTGTGGCGACGTATTGCCTATATCTTCTCAAAGTATAGCATCGGTGCTTTCTCCGGTACTGGTGACGGATGGGGACAGATTGCCTTTGCCCTGCTCTCGCAATACACGTTCCAGATCACGCCGGCTATCGACCTCTACCCGGCAGGTAGTGTCGGAGGCGATGCCGTGAAGGGTGCAAGGACGTTTGCCGGAACCAATTCGGCATTGACCATCGCGGCTAGCGCAGGAACCACCAACTATATCAACGCCGCCGACTGGCTTGCAAGCATCGGCGACCTGAAGGACATGCAGCTCGTGAACCGCACGGGAGGATCCGACCGTAACTTCAACGTGGCAGCTGCACGCATGGAGATACTGAAGGTCGGCGATGCCGTTGCATCGAATGTCTCATTCAATGCGACAGCCCTCGAAGTGAGCGGACCGGCCTTCAAGGTGATTGATGCACGTAATGTGGTGACGATTACAAGTGCCGTCGATCTGCGCAACTGTCCGCGCCTGCGCCAGGCGCTCTTCGCCGGCTGTTCGGCTCCTGGCCTTCTGCTGCCCGTAGGTAGCCGTGTCAGCGAAGTCTCATTCCCGGAGAACACGATGGAACTCTGCCTGCACTCGCTGAACCAGCTCACACCGGGAAACCTGTCCATCTCACCAGCTGCTCTCGGAATGATTCAGTCCTTCTTCTTCTACAAGTGTGAACAGCTCAATCCCTTGGCCGTTCTCGCCGACATCATGGCCGTAAGCGGCAACCGCCTCGGATATGTCTCGATGGCCTGGGATGGTACCATCAATGCCACGTCGGCCCAATGGGCAGCGTTGGTAGCTCTTGTCGAAGGCTACCATAACGTCAACTATGACGCTGCCAATGGACTCGTCAACGACATCGACAACCTTCCGTATATCAGTGGAACAGTAAGTGTTGACAAGGCTTATCAGGAAGATGTGACGGCTCTTACCGACGCATTCCCCAACCTCGTGGTCAACGTAGGCGACTACTACATCAAGTTCGAAGATCCCGAAGTCGAGCGCATCTGTGCCACCACCTGGGGTGATTTCTTGGAAACCGTAGTCACCACGGTCATCAGCGACAGCAGCGACGAGGTAAGCATCACCACGCTCGTCCGTCAGGTATCCATGCGTAACACCACCCGCGCATCGGTCATCGACATCTCCACAACCACCACCACACGCCCCAAGGAAGAAGGCGAAACAGCAGGCACCACCACCACTACCACCAAGACCAAATTGGGTATCACCTACGCCCAAGCTGCCCTGGTAAGTTCCATCGGAACTACGTTTCAAGGTAATACGAAAATCAGATATTTTGATGAATTGCAGTATTTTACAATAAGTTCTCTCAATAACTTCAATAATTGTTCCAATCTTGTTAGGGTTTCTATCAATTCGCCTAACGTTTCCTTTGGCTACCTACATTGTCGAACAAAAGCAAGATGCAGATGGAATGTTATACGCATGAAAACAACCGGTTTTACTTCCACGTATGCAACAGATAGTATGTCAAATCTTACTTTCATTTTCAGGCAAAACTCCGTAGTAGCCGTACAGTCAGGTATGCGTGGTTTCGGTAATATTAAGATATACGTTCCCGATAACCTTGTAGATACTTATAAAACATCAGGAAACTGGACAGCCTATGCTTCACGCATACACCCGATTAGCGAGTACACAGGAGATTAACCTGTGTATTCACTTAACGGTTTGAACTTGGAAGCATAATATGACCAATAGGAGTGTGTCTTATACGCATTAACGCTTTCATCGGGAACATAGATTGCCGTAGGCTTGAATGCAGTTTTGTAGCTGTCCATAGCAGCCGGTGGTGTTATTGCTCTAATAATAACAGTCATGTTAGTCGCATTATATCCAATATACGGAGAAAGTCTTTGGATTGTAGATGGAATATCAAGAACAATATTGCTGTACTCTCTACACGCAGAATTGAGACATATTAAACCTTCATTTAAGACGATTTTCTTTGTATAGTTTTTGTTTCCAATCATTTCATTGTTTATGCCAGCAATTACGTGAGGTGGATATTTAAGTGTTTTGCAATTAAATTTTGCTGCCAATCCACGATATGCCGTACCACTTATAGTTGTGTTAGTCAAGCCAACGCCCCTAAAATATTGGAACTCCATAAAATTGTAATTCGAAATAGTGTTAAGAGCCGTTTGCATAGTTCCGATGGAATGCCGCACCATCGGAACTACCTTTAGGAACAACACCGCAATCACAGTGATAAAAGAACTCGTTTATTTTACAGCAGTAAAAAATCTTGTTGGTTATGCTTTTGCAGGGTGTACAAATCTTGTTACATTCATTATGCCAAATCAAATAACAGACGCCGCGTCTCATGGGTGGGAAGGAGATACCAAACTAACAAACTTTAAATTTAGTGATAATTTCCGTTATATAACATACATGACATTTAATAGATGCTCAAATTTGAAAATTATAGAAATACCGGCAAGTGTTACTCAAATAGGGGATTACTGTTTGGGTGATAATCAGGGCATTAAAGTTATTGTATCAAGATGTACGACCCCGCCATCTAATACAACCTCTACACCTTTTCGCGGTTGTTCCAACGGAGGAGTATTATATGTGCCCAAAGGTTGTATTAACAATTACTCGATTTGGATGCAGAACTCTGGATATTGGCTTGGTGCAAAGAAATGGACTATCACGGATGAAGAATATAATGGAATCTTACCATATACTACTGTTTTATAAAACTTCTTTTAAGTCGTTCCATCCCATTCACTGAGAGGATAGATGTTGTTGTTTTTCCATACATCAGCAGCCTTGAATTTGTCTATATGCTCATCTGGGACGTAGATACCTCGGTTAAAGGTACCACAGGTAGAACCGTAGGCTCCGTTAGCCTGCAATGACACAGGACTGATGAAGTGAACAACGAGCCTTTTGTTTGCAGGGGTGCATGGGTTTCCACCAAATGTGTAGTATCTCAGTCCGTTGTTTATGGTACTCGGTAGTTCTATAAACACAAGAGAGCTGCATCTTTCAAACGCATTGTTACAATTTGTAACACCTTCGGGAACTTTGATTCTTTTTAAATTACTGCAATTATAAAACGGTTTCGACTGGTTGTTTGCGCCATACAGACTTGTTATTTTTGTGAAGTGTTGCAGCTCCATAAAATACTCTATTGCCTGGTTGTTATTAAAGTAAGTTCCGATGGCGCGGCTATTCCATCGGAACTACATTCAATTCAAATACTGTTATGGTTTCGTTTAATGAATTGAAATACTTTACTTCAGTAACTTCATTATCTTCAACTGCTTTTATGGGATGTTCAAAACTTATAAGTGTTGATTTTTCAAATCTAATTTCAGGTGCAAGTCAAATGTGCAGAAATACTAAAATTGTTTATGCCTGGTTTCCTAAAATTAAAACTGTTGGCTCTACCGCGTCTCAAGGATATACCGCATGGTTTTATGGCAACTCACAACTCATAGCTATTAGAGTGGACGAAGCAACAAGTTTAAATATGATTTCACAAAATGCAAAATATATGGTTTGCACCATGTCTAATGTGCCTCCTATTAACGATGTATCCTATATTCCATCTAAAATTTACGTTCCAGATAGTTTAGTACAGTCTTACCAGTCAGGAACTGGATATAGTGGTAAAACGGTGCTTCCATTATCTCAAATTTCTATTGATTATCCAGATTGTCCGTGGCTTGACGATTTGAGGCAAAAAGGCTTTATTAATTAACCTGTGTATTCATTATCAGTAATAGCCCACCCATAAAATCCTGGCCTAAATGCTGTATTATTTGCCCATGCTGAATAATTGCTAATACATCCTTGCGGAACATACACGGTGCCATTCCGAGGCACGTTACGGAAAAATTGAGTGTCTGTTGATGGCGGTGTTTCAGCTTCCATTACCACAACTTTTAATGCGGTGTTGCCAAAAACATTACTACCTAATGACGTAATGGTTCTTGGTATATAGATGACGCGAAGTTTTGAACAGCCAGCAAAACGGTTGTCGTAATCGAATGTGTGTATCTTCGGGAAATATTTAAACTCTTTAATGACCTCGATTGTTCCGTTAGACCTAAACGCCGTCCCGATGGGATAGCCGCACCATCGGGACTATCGTTGACGTTCTTGGCCATCTGGTTATCGTAGACGTCACAAAAACGTTTCCGACCTCTGTGCCTATCTATGGATTAATAGCAACAAATCAAACCAGGACTTCAGATACAAGTATTTATCTCTATTCAGATACGGGGCAAACGTTGAGACTTTATGTCTATTATATGTATTATAGTTATATTAATGGGTGGGACACAATAAAAAATTCATGGCAGAGTATTGGCAACAATAGATATTTATCATTTTTCAAGGATAGGTACTCAGATGCTTATGTGGACAGATATGTAAACTTTAAGGAAATAACAGGCAACAATTACAAAACCGGATACGTGTTTGCCCTCGTTGACAGCAGGGATATGTCATAGACTATTTGGACCCATCCCATTCGCTGAGTGGATAGATGCTATGCTTATTCCAAGTGGTATTGGCCTTAAACTTGTCTATATGCTCGTCTGGAACATATATACCTCTATCAAAGTTAAAAGCAGTAGATCCATAAGTTCCCTTTTCTGTCATCGCAACGGGATTATTGAAGTGTACAATAAGTCTTTTATTTCCATTAGAACCTCTGAATGTATAAGAATCAAGTGCTGCTGTTATTGTACTTGGTAGTTCGATGAAAGTAATAGCACTACAATTATAAAATGCATTTCTACAATTCGTAACACCTTCAGGAACCTTAATCCATTTCAGTTTTTTACAATTATAGAATGGCGCGTTAGATGAGCTTGCATTATATAGTGATGTGAGTTTTGTGAAATATTGAAACTCCATAAAATACTCTATTACCTGATTGTTAGTAAACGTAGTTCCGATGGTGCGGCTATTCCATCGGGACGGCCACGTTAGCTTCTCTGCACATAGTTCCGCTGACGAAGAATTTCTCAACATCAATACCTATCTATGGCCTGATGATGGATGTTGGGAAACCAAACTGGGAGAATCAGGTTTATTTCGTCAATGGCAGCCTTACAGTTAGGCTCCATTTAAGGAGTGGTCTCAAAGCTATTCTTGTATCTCCAAGTACGACATGGACAAATGTTGCAAGCAGGTGGTTCCCAGCCGGTGACAATAAATACTTCACGCTTTATAATGATTCTGTAATCAATAAGAAGACAGACGTATTATACTTTGATCATATCACCTCATCATCGTGGCAGGATGGACACGTGTTCTTGCTCGTCTAATTCCCTTCATACTCACTGATTGGGAATATTCTCGCTGCAATGCTCGACCACCCCGTAGCGGCTTTGTATGCTTCTACGGATTCGTCAGGAACATAGAAGTTGCCGTAGAATCTATTGAACACATTGTTAACCGCCGAAGGAGGTGTTATAGCTTTGCATATTACGGAGCAGCCATTTGGAACATTGAAAAATGTGTTGTAAGTATTGCCGGAAAAGAGATAAAAAGTAGTAAGTGTGGATGGAATTTCTATATATTCCATTGAAGTGCAATTATAAAAAGCCTCTCCATTTATTTGTGTGATACCTTCCATAAAGATAACCTCTTTCAATTTTGTGCAACCGCCAAAAACATAACGGCCAATAACCTTGTTTTTAGTACAAGGAAAAATGCAATATAAAAGATTTGTACAGTTTTGGAATGGGTTATCATTCAAACTCCAACTACTAATATTACTAAAATATTGAAGCTCTCTGAAGGATGTGATGTTTGTTTTATTGTTAAACGTAGTTCCGATGGAATAGCCGCACCATCGGAACTACGTTTAGAAGCAATACAATTATTAAAACTTTTAACGAGCTGGCATATTTCACAAAGGTCAATACTATCGCACAATACGCTTTTGCAAACTCAACTATAGAAGAAATTGATTTGGGTAACATTACATCGTAGAGAGTTATTCTTTTCGTGTTTCAAATATCAAATACGCATGGTTGCCTAAAATCACACGATTCGGAAATTCCACCGCAGCAGATCCAGCCCCATTCTTAAATTGCAGTAAAATGATAGCAGCAAGGATAGACTCGGCAACAACTGTTTCTTGCGCCACTTATGGTTCAGCAGCAAGGTATCTTGTTTGCACAATGCCTTCAGTCCCGACTCTGAATATAACCCGTATTCCAAGAATAGTTTATGTTCCAGATACTCTTGTGGAATCTTACCAATCTGCAAATGGTTGGAGTTCGTTAACTATTAGAGCACTTTCAGTTCTTCCTACTTATGAACCATCCTGTCCTTGGTTGAACGACTTACGAGAAAAAGGTTTCATTGAGTGAGTGGATATTTAGTCTATATACCCCAACTCCCGAAGCTCGTCCAACCACGGGCATGTAGGCTGATAAGTGGGTAAGGTGGATAAAGCCCTTATGGTTTTGTTCGACCAATAGGTTGCGCTTTGATAAGAAGAAACAAGGTTGTCTGGAACATAGTTCACGCCATCGAATCTTACTAAGCCTCCACCTGTGCCTGGCACGTAGTTTGAAGTTATGATATTATAATGGCTTTTTGCATCTCTCATACCACCTACGCCGCCAGTAGTCAGCTCTTTAAACCAGATAGCGTCCAGACTTTTCATGTTATAGAAAGTTCCACTTGTCGCTCCACCACTCGTAGGTATGGAAACTCTATTAAATTTTAGGTACTTAATGGCTGTATTTGCAAATGAAAGGTTATTCAATGCCCCATTTACATTCTCGCAATTCAGTGTAACAAGATTAGTACATCCATTGAAAGCGTTTGTTGCAATTCCGTTTAGGTTTGTAAAGTATTTCAACTCATCAAAAGTATTGATTACTTTATTATTATTGAAAGCAGTTCCGATGGGATAGCCGCACCATCGGAACTATATTTAGAGCAAATGCAAAAGTGACATGCCTCAAAGAGTTGAAGTATTTCGGAATGACTTTATGGGGTTCCGATTCGTTTCGTGATTGCAACAACCTATCTATCGTTGAATTTCCGGCAACACTTAGAAGCATTGAATACTTCCCGCTGAACTATAGACGCGCAATGATAACATTGGTTTTTCACTCGACAAGAGTTCCAACTTATAACAGCAATAAAACGTCATACTTCTTTGGTGCATACACTTTTGGCACCTGCTATGCTCCTGACGAGTCGTTGGATGCTTACAGGGAGTACTATCCGAAGTACACGTTCTATCCATTGAGCGAATACGATGGATGAAACTCAAATGTCAACTGGACATTGTGACAACGGCTTTAGTTTCGTGCCGGTGTAAGACCATGCCGTTTGATAAGCACTCAGAGCACTGTCAGGAACATATATGGTCCCTGCTACGTTGTTGTTTGTCATAGTCTTTCCAGAAACAGGTGTTGTGCTTTTAAATACCACGGGCCATTTGACATCGCAATAAGCCCAGAAACCAAAATTTCCAAAACTGGTCAATGTCGTTGGGAATACGAGGCATTTCAGTTTGTTGTCGTATGCAAACATTCGTGACGTGTTAGTACAAGCAGTTAAGCCTTCTTCTATTGTCAGCGATACAAGATTTGTGCAATTTTGGAAGCAATCGTTTACAAACCTCTTGACGGTTCCAGGTACAGTCAGCTCAACAAGATTTGTACATCCGTTAAAAGCGTTCGCCACAAAAGATGTTACCCCAGTGAAGTGATGTAACTCTTTAAAGACCCTTATCGTGGTCTTGTTCTGGAACGTAGTTCCGATGGAATGCCGACCCATCGGAAC